TAGTTTTGGTCTTGCTCCCAATCACCTTCTTCGAAGGCGATGTCTATTGCTTTTTCTTTTGAGTCCGCTTCTACCTCTTGGTAGAACATGAACTCGCGCTTCTGCCATACGAGATACTTAGACATTGTGAAACTCCCTTACTTCTTGGTGATACTCGACGAAAGAACCGAACGAATGTTCGTTGCCTGTATCATTGACAGTTTGATTTGTAAAATCAACAACGACAGTGAAGTCGCCTAAGTCTTCGCCGTCGGTGCTTGTGAACAAGCCATAACCCAATGGGCTATCCCAATCAGTGCCGATTAGTTGTGAAACAACTATGCGAACACCATAACTTGGGTCATCCCAGCGTGGGCGAGCCTTGTCAAGTGCTACTGCTAGGTCATCTCGCCAGCGAGATTCCCCCCAGTGTGAGTAAAGCGTTACATGTGCTTGCTCGTTAGAGTAAGCCTTGAATACGAAGTTGATACGTGCTCCCATTAGATTGCTCCCATTTCTTCCAGTGATTCGACTGCTTGAGTCATTACATGACTCCATGATGTACCGCTTACCGCCACGATTGGAGTATTCCAATCGTCCAGTTTTTCTATGTCGATGTAGTAACGAGTACCGCGAGGTGCGTTCTCATCTTCCTGCCAGTTGAATTTGATTTTGTAATCCATGTTATGCCTCCTCATCTTCACTGCCGTACAACTTTTGCCAGCAGGTATTGCATGTGCCAGAGATGAGCAACTCTCTATCTCCGATAGATAAATCAGGGAAGATTTCTTGCATGAGTCTGCGCTGCTGACGTGGCAGGTAGAACTCGGTCAACTGTGCGACTGTGCAGGAAATCGGCGTGATTCCGCTACACAATCTGCAACTTGCATCAAGCATTAGCATTGCTTCCATTAGTACTCACATCCTTTGCATTCGGGACGGAGGCAATCACCGCATGTGATGACTGCCTCCATCGAGGTTTGGTCTGGGCTACTCACGAACTGTGGTTTCCCAGTGGTTGTCTATATCAGCAGACCTTTGGTCTGCTATCAAGAGATGCCTGCGCCACTCTGTGTCGCGTCGCATCATGCCAGCGAGAGCCCCGATTCCGAGGCACATTCCTGTATAACAGATGAACAGGATGGATAGGATTAGGTCGTTGCTCATTAGCGTGAACCTCCTTTCAGTGTTAGGTATGCGTTTGGTTCAACCTTGAGCACGGCTGCGAGAACCTTGTCAAAGTTTGGGTATTGCCCCATCGCCTTGAGGATTGCCTCAATCTTCTTCGAAGATTTGGCGGTTGGTGTGGTGATGCGAACCTTGGCGAAGACGCGCTTGTCGTCTGCCTTGGAGATGTGAACAGTGCCGTTCTTCACGACACCGTTCAGTGTTTCGGTTGCTACTTTTCTCATGGTGGTTCCTTTCTGCCGTCGGGATTTCCGACTGGCTCCCCATAAATAAGCAGAACTACGTTCTGCTATCTTGAGATGCGTGTATACGCAATGAATAGCCCATGCACGTGCGAGCTGTCAATAGCACATACGCTATGCGTGTAGACAGGCGCGTGATGTGGGTGTGGCGTGTATGTCATGTGCCATGTGTGTCGGGTCATGTGTCATGTGTTAGGTGCTACGTTAGACACGCCGTATTTACGCTCAGCCAGACAGCCAGATTTGACAGGTGTTGGGCTCATCGTGTATTCTGTATTCCATCGCCGAACGCTGGGTTCGGTGAATTAGCAAGGAGTTCAATCATGGAAGCAACAGCATGGACACACGATGACCTACTCGTAAACCTCACAGCGTATGTGCAGGATGCAAAGCGCGAGTATGGAATTCCCTCTCTAGATTGTGCGCCCGATTGTGAATTAGTTCCTGTTCGGTTCGCACAGATTGGCGACCTAGTTCCACTAGGTAAGGGTCGCGTAGGTGTAGTGTTCGACATCGCGGAGAATCGCGGGGTCGCGGAAGTCAGCATAGTTTCATCTACGCTTCGCGTAGTATTGAAGAGGGTCGCTCTATAGGATAGTCAGCGGACACCCCTCTCTCACAGCGGTGGGGGAGGGGTTTCTCCTGTGTGGGCGACTGTTTTTGTGGGGAGAATGGGGGCGTTTGCCCCCTTTTTTTATGCCCGCGCCCTTGACGACCCCAGGGTTTTTTAACGCCACCCCCCGCCCGCCCCCCACTATCATCGAAAATATTTTCACCAGAAAACCAGCTCTGACCAGGACTTTTGTTATACCAAGAAAAAAAGTTTGATTTGCCCCTTGAAACACGCCGACGCTCTAGACCCCTATATAAGTGTAACGGCTGAGTTCCACGAAGCCGTAAACGCGGGCTTAACGCCCGCTTTAACTTGGTTAAAAACATATAGTGGGGATACTTCTGTCTATACCCCTGTAGACCCCTACAGCTACTGGAGAAGACTTGGAAAGAAATCTAACCCCCGAAGAAGCCAGGAAAGAACTAATCAACTTGGTGCGCCAAGGGCGCACTATTGCCGATGCCCTTAAGGTTATTGGTCGTTCTCGTTCTTGGTATGACACCCAGAGGCGCGAAGCTGAAGGCTTCGCTGCCTATATAGATAACGCTCGGTTAAGAACATCCGACCTCGCTGATGAAGCTCGGTCTGGTCTATCTGACTTTGCAGAGTTTTCTGAAAAATACCTGGGAGCCAAGGTATGGGACCACATGCTTAACGTGGTCGATATGTTGGAAGGTAAAGAACCTCGTTGGATACATCCAGCGATGACATACGAAAAAGGGTCGGCGGGTCTGTCCCGCCTCTTGGTAAATGTTCCACCAAACCATGCCAAGACTATGACCATCACGATTAACTACGTGACCTACCGCGTAGTCAAAAATCCAAACATCAATGTCATTGTTATTTCCAAAACCCAAGAGCAGGCTAAGAAGTTTCTTTATGCTATCAAGCAACGCCTGACTCATCCTCGGTATGCAGACCTACAAGCAGCCTTTGGTCCTACTGATGGTTACAAAGCTACCGCCGACATGTGGTCGGCTAACAAAGTTTATCTGGGCGCGGATGTCCGCGAATCGGATGCTAAAGACCCTACCGTTGAAGCTATCGGTATGGGCGGTCAGGTATACGGCGCTCGCGCCGACTTAATCGTACTTGACGACGTGGTCACTCTCTCTAACGCTGGAGAGTGGGCTAAGCAACAAGAATGGATTCGACAAGAAGTTGCCTCTCGTCTACCACCAGGTGGGGGTCAGCTTCTTGTTGTCGGAACTCGCGTATCTGCAACCGACCTATATAAAGAACTTCGTAACACACAGCATTACACGGACGGAATTGTTCCGTGGTCATATTTGTCCATGCCTGCCGTATTAGAATACGCAGACAATCCAAAGGATTGGAAAACCCTTTGGGCTAAGTCAGAGCAACCACTTACTGAGGATGATACCCCAGATGAGAATGGATTCTTTGACCGATGGACTGGACCGCGTCTTACTGCGGTCCGCAATGAGGCTGGTCCCTCCAAATGGTCTTTGGTTTACCAGAACCTCGATATCGCAGAAAATGCAATCTTCGACCCGATGTGCGTCAGAGGCGCAGTCAACGGAATGAGAAAATCGGGTGCGTTAGTTGCAGGCGCTGCGGGTCATCCTGATAATGCACAGAACTTCTATCGCATTATTGGTATAGACCCAGCCATGTCTGGTGACACGGCAGCAGTTGCTTACGCAGTCGACCGCAGAACACACAAGCGCTATGTCATGGACGTTCACGTCATGAGCAGCCCCACACCTGCAGCGATTCGGTCTTTGATTCGAGAATGGACGGATGCTTACAAGCCTCATACTGTCATCGTTGAATCCAACGCATTTCAGCTTTTCTTAACCCAAGACGAGGAGATTAGAAACTTCTTGTCTACTCGCGGTATTAACTACCGCCCCCACTACACAGGTAATAATAAACAAGACCCAGAGTTTGGTGTAGCTTCTCTGGCTCCGTTATTTGGAACCGTTATTAAACGTGACGGCAACAATAACAACTTGAAGCATGCTGGCGATAACATGATTGAGTTACCAGATGCTTCACGTAATGAACATATTAAAAAGTTAATAGAACAATTGGTTGTTTGGCAACCAGGAGTTCAAGGCAAGAGATTAAAGATGGACGCTGTGATGGCGCTCTGGTTCTGTGAAATCGTAGCCCGTGATGTTTTATTAACTTCAGCAAATGTGCCAAACTTTTTGAAAAACGAATTTACACCTCAGAAGCAAATTGAAGATAGGTACATTGTTAACCTAGATGATTTAGCTGCTGCACAGCGAATAGCGAGATTGTGATAATGAAAGAACTTGTACATGCATACGAGCAATTAAAGACTCGTAATGCTGAGCGCGATAAGCGCATGCGCGAAGTCGCCTTGGTCCGTTCAGGTAACGCCGACCAGGTATTTCGTGGTTTGTTCCCAGAGGGAACATGGTCTAGACCTATCATCGCCAACCTTATTGACGTGGTTGCTCGTGATGTTTCTGAGCAGGCAGGTGTACTACCTACCATAACGGCTGCTGGAGATTCATCCCTTGATGATTCACAGCGTACCAAGGCTGATAAGAGAACTAAGATTGCAAATTATTATGTTGCTTCATCTCGTCTTGGAACAGAGCTACTGCGTGGCGCAGACCAGTTAGGAACTTACGGCTTCTGTATTTTCAGAGTCGAACCTAACTTCAAGGAAAAAAGACCACACATCCATGTAGAAAACTCTATGGGTGCGTATTACGACATGGACAGGTTCGGAGAAGTATCTGTCTATTGCCGTTCTTATTATCGTAAGGCTGGCGATTTAGCAGCCAAGTTCCCAGAACTAGCAGACAAGATTCTACAGACAAGTGCATTCGGTCGTACCGACGGTAATGAACTTCTAGAAGTTGTACGATGGACTGACAAGAATCGCACCGTAATGTTTATCCCAAGCCGTGGAGGTGCAGTTCTTGCCGAAACACCAAACAAAATCGGTCGAGTCCCAGTTGCGATTGCTCAGCGTCCTTCGCTTGATGGCGAAGTCCGAGGCTCATTCGACGACGTACTACCAGTCTATGCAGCAAAGGCGCGTCTTGCGCTTCTTACTATGGAAGCTGTCCAGAAATCTGTTGAAGCTCCTCTTGCTCTTCCCACTGATGTTACTCAGCTTTCCGTTGGTCCTGACTCAGTTATACGTTCTAACTCCCCTGAGAAGATTCGTCGTATCAATCTGGACGTACCTCAGTTCGCTTTTGCGGAGAACAATGTTCTAGCAGATGAAATGAAACTAGGAACCCGCTTCCCCCAAGCACGTGCAGGACAAGCAGAAGGTTCTATCGTTACTGGTCAAGGTGTCAAGGCACTTATGGCTGGGTTCGATTCACAGATTAAAGTTATTCAATCAATCCTTGGTGAAGCGATTGGCGAAGCTATCTCTATTGCGTTTGCTACTGATGAAGCATACTTCCCAACACTATCTCGTGAAGTATCTGCAACAGCCAATGGAGTTCCATACAAATTAAAATACAAACCATCAATCGATATCAACGGCAATTACGGCGTAACGGTTGAATACGGATTGATGGCAGGTTTAGACCCTAACCGAGCATTGGTATGGGGTCTGCAAGCACGTGGCGATAAGCTCATTTCACGAGGAATGCTACGTCGTAATTTACCAATTTCGCTCAACGCTGGAGAAGAAGAGCGAGCAATTGATATCGAAGAGATGCGTGATTCATTGAAAGCGTCTATCTCTCAACTTGCTGCTGCGATACCACAAATGGTTTCGCAAGGACAAGACCCGATGCAGATTGTAGAAAAGATGGCGACAGTTATTGAAGAGCGTAAGAAAGGCACACCGCTAGAAGATGCGGTAGCCAAAGCGTTCAAGCCAGAACCAGCACCAGAAGCACCACAAGCGCCAGAGATGGCGCAACCAGAACAACCAATGGGTATGGGTGGCGGAATGCCACAGATGCCACAAGGTAGACCACCAATGCAAGAACTTCTTGCAGGTCTAACTGGTTCGGGAAATCCCAATCTAGCAGCAAGAGTAACTCGTCAAATACCAGCATAAGGAGAAAAAAATGTTTGGAAAGCAAGGAAAGGCAGCTAAGGCTCCAGTTCACCCAGGACACTCAGGCAAGAAGTCTGGTGGCAAGGGCGTAGGACTAGGTCAAGTCGCAAAAGCTCCAACACCTAAAGGCATCAAGGGCAACAACACAAAGCTTAAGTAAGGATAATCATGGCGAAGAAACCATATAAGTATCGCCAAGCCAAGAAAGACGCTAAGGCTGCAGCGAAAAGAGCTTTCCCAGGGAAAGTAAAAGCTGTACGCAAAGACATCACAGGCAAAATTACTGCTGAAGATAGACTAGCGCTTAAGGATATGGCAGATACAGCCAAGAAAGAACTTGGCAAGAATGCTTATCTAAGCAGAGCCGACTATGACGCTATGCAAAATAGAGAACTTGAAAAGTTCCGTCAGTCTATGGCTGATGAATTCGGCGAATACGGTGGCAAGAAAGCAGGAGAAGCGGAAGCACCTGCTAAGAAAGCCCCAGCGAAAAAGGCTGCTGTCAAGAAAGCTGCTGCTGCTCTCGAAAAGAAAGCACCAGCAAAGAAAGCTGCTGTAAAAAAAGTCGGCACAGTTGGAACTACAAAGAAGCCAGACGCTAAAGGCGTTGCTAAAGCAGTTGAAGAAGCTAAAGCAATCAAGGCTGCAAAGAAACCTGGCATGACTCGTGCAGAGAAATCTGCTGCTAATAAGGCTGCATGGAAGAACATGTCACCTGCAGAGCGCAAGAACTGGTCAGCTAATAAGCCAGGTACTGCAACACCTTCTGCGGCAGATAGAGAAGTCGCTAAGAACACCAAAAAGTTTGGCAGCACAAAGCCATTAAGAGTAGTTGACACACCAGTTACAAAAGGTGGAGAACTAGAAAAGAAACTTAAGGCTGAAAAAGCTGGAACTGCAAAGCGTCCAACACTTGCAGACTTAAAGCGTAATGAAGCTAAAGGTCTTGAAGAAGCTAAGAAGCGTGTTGAAGCTAAGAAGGCTGCTGCTAAGCCACGTACTAAAATTACTGTAGATGGAAAAACAACTACACCATCCAAGCCAACCGCTGGAGCGCAAGCTTTAGATAAAATGAAGGCAGAGGCTAGTGCTAAAGCTAAGGCTAAAGCTGCTAAGCCAAAGTTTAGAAAAATCAAAGGCACTGCTAAAGGCGGAGTTATTGGCGCAGTAGCAGGTGAAGTAGTTAGCTTAGCTAAAGGCTCAACCAAAAAAGACTTTGATGAGATTAATCGTCTTGAAAATAAGCTTGCTCAAATTACTGGTAAAGGTAAGAGCAGAGCAACCGCAGGTCGTCAAGGAGCACAGCAACAAGTATCTCAACTTGCATCACTAGCAACTTTAGGTGTTGTAGGTAAGACTCGTCGTCAACGTATGGACGAACTTAATGCTCTTATTGCTAAGGCTGAAAAGAAAAACAAGCCTAAAGAACTTCGCTACGGCAAAGATGGCTCATCACTTGTACCAGGAACTGCAGCATACAAGGCTGGTTCTAAGACAAGACCAACAGTAGCTTCTACTGGCGGTGGCTCAACTACAAAGGTTAGCGATAAATACACCGTAAAGAAGGGCGATACCTTCTCAGGTATTGCAAAGACTGCAGGATTATCTTTATCAGAACTTCGTGCAGCAAACCCTGACATTATGAAGAAGAAAAAGTACAAGCAGGGTTCAATGATTTGGTCAGGAACAAAGGTTAATATTCCAAAGAAGTAGGTAAATAAATGTCAATGATGCAACCTTCGGGTCCAGGTCCGTTCTCTAAGAGAACCGACCGCCAGGGAGCAAAACAACTTCCCAATGCTGCCTATGGCGAGCAAAAGGAATTTCAGAATATGCAAGCTGGTGCGCCAATGGCTAAAACACCTACACCGCAAATGCCACAGATAAATCCAATGGCAGGCATAGTACCTTTAACAGCGCCCACCCAGCGTCCAGATGAACCTGTGACTGCTGGTGTGGACGTTGGTCCTGGTCCTGGTAGAGAAATACTAGGATTAAAAAGCCCAATTGATAATCAATTAAAAGATTTATCAAAGCTGGCTAAATACATGCCATTGATGGCACAGTTTGCGGATTCTCCAGAATCATCTGGAACTATGAAAGCTTTTGTTAAGTATTTACGGAGTCAAGCAGAATGAAGATACTCAAGAAGTTCGAAGAGAACCTTGAACATCTTGGATTTGAAATGGCTCCAGTTGCTTGGGATTTAGCCAAGTTCCCCTTTGAATCCGACGATGACCGAATTTCATTATTAGAGGAACTAACGGCTAAGGAGGCTACACCTAATGTCCCTAACAGAATGGTGGAATGACCCTTCTATAGTCAAAGACCCTACTCAGGAACCAAAGCTTTCCAAGGTCGACAAGTTCAAAAAAGATAATACTAAAGTAGGAAAAGCAGAACAAGCAATTGTCCCTAAAGTAATGGGAGCGATTGAAGCAGGGTCAAAGAAACCTATTCTTGGCAGGATTATTAATCCAGCCATGTCAGCACTTAGTTTTGTTGGCGAGAAAATTGTACAACCAGTAACTCAAACTGTTTCTGCTGCATTACTTACACCTCAAGCTATTGCTAAAGGCAAGGGTGGCTTAACTGAAAGCTATCGTTTTTCAAAGAAACAAGCTGAAAAGATTTCTATGGGACAGGCAGCAGCTAGCGCTGTTGGTAAGATTACATCTCCTGTTCTTGGCGACGTAACTAATGCTACATTCCTTGATAAAGACTTTGATGTATTTGATGACCGTCAACGTGATAAAGCATTCCGTGACGAGTGGGCTGGAATCCTAGCCTCTGGCGTTACCGATTTAGCACTTGCTGCTCTTGGCACTAAGGGTGCTGGTTTTGCCGTTCGTGGTACTGCAAAGAAAGTTGTTGGTCCAAAGCGTCTTGCTACTACAGACGACATGGATGTATTCAGAAGCGAACTAGATGAGATTGTTGCACAGAAGGCTTTGCCTGTAGAGCAACAGACCAAGACTGGTCTATCAGTTCTTGTAGATGATGCGGTTAATGAAACAGATTTAACCAAGCTTGCATCAAACCCACTTGTATCTGAAACATCTAACCCATATAGAACCGCGACAATCATGTCGCGTCTAGATAACCACCAAGATGTAGCAGATTACTTGCTTGCAGAACGTGGAGATACCGCTGCATTCCAGCGATTCTTTGAACGTAATCCACTTGCAGCAGACCATCTTGATAATTATGGAATTACTGCTACAGCACCGATTGATAACTTTGCAAACATCGGATTAGATGCACTAGACCCAGGTCTTACAGCAAGATACCAAAAGATTATTGATGCTGTTAAAGTAGAAGACCCTAACTTTGCTCGCGCTTTAGATGACTTCATGGAGAAGGCGCAGATGGGTGTTATCGAAAGCTACCGCCCAGGTCGTTACGCAGCGCTAGAGCAGATTGGCTTAGCCAAGAAGAAGATACAATCACAGGCTTTATACGGTGACCTTAAGATGTTTGGTCAAGATGCCGATGGTGGTTGGAAAACTCAGGTTTACCAAACAGGTGTCTATGACAGAGCAGTACGCCTTATTGCATGGACTGGCTCAGGTCGTCCACAAGGGTATATTAATATTTCTAACCCACGTAAGTTTGAAGCAGCCAACGATTTATTGTCTGACTTAAACCGTCTTCAGTTCCTTAAGGGAGTAGAAGGCGCACAGTACAAGCGTCGTATGGTTGAGATGTTCCTTGATGCACAAAGCGATACCCAACGTGCTATTGCACTTGGTCGCATTGAAGAAAGCGTCATGGGTCGTCTTGCTAAATACTATGGCATTACAGATATGCAAGATGTTGGCAACGTCAAGGACGCTGTCAACCAGATTAAAAACTGGCATATCCGTATGAATCAAAGTCGTGACAGCATCAAAGAGTATGCTGTTAAGAATGGTTTTGTTCCAGACGAAAACGGCGGAATCAACGTACAGAACTTCTTGTCTGTATCAAATGAAGCACAGAATCTTCCAATGCTTGACTTCCGTAGACTTGAAACTGAAGTTATCTTCAACGCTCGTCGCGTTGCAGGTAAAGGTGCAAAGGTTACCCAAGGTCAATTCTATGGCGCGGTAGCGTCTAGAACCGCCATGAATGTTGGTCAGTTCCTTGACTTAGCTAACATGGTATTCAGCAACTTGAACCTACTTCGTCTTGCATATATACCAAAGAACTCGATGGTAGACCCATTTGCTCGTGCAAGCATGGCTCTTGAGTCAATGGAACTTGTTAAGAATGCAATTCCTGGCGCAGACAATGTTGTATACAATACTGGTCTTCTTAAAGAATCTGTTAAAAAATGGATACCTGGCAGCCCTGCTGCCAATGCTCGTAAGCAAGCTAAGGCTGCACAGTTCCGTGTAGAAAAGTATCGAGCAGACCTAGAACCTAAGATTACAGCACACGCAAAAGCTGAAACAGTTTATGATGACTTAGATAAGTCATTAACAAAGCTTACCGCAGCACGTGATAAGGCTAAAGCCAAAGCAATGAAGAGCAATGATGCTGAGGTTCAGAATAAATATTATGAACTTGAAGACAAGGTAACAGAGTTACAAACTAAAGTAGATGACGCATTCGATGAAATGAGTCGCCTTGCTGATTACATTAACGGCACTGCTAAACTTATTCAGCGTGAACGTAAAGACTGGGCAGAGTTTGCCAATGCTCAAGGAGATTTGAAACAAAAAAAACTTCTTGGTCAAGAGGCTGAAGTTATCGAAGTTAATGGTCAGACATACACTCTTCAAGGGTTAGCTGACCCTAATGTTCGTGGTGCTAGCGCATACATGTCAGAGATTGATACCGCTACAAACTTCTATGCAGCATCAATGCAGTCAGAAATTTCACGTAGACTTCGTGCAGATGGTGCTCGTTTCGTAAAGATTCCTCGCAAGAACCGTGAAGAATATATGAATGCGTTGGCACATATTGCCAACCGCCAGGTTCGTAACGAACTTGAGTTACCAGTCGGATGGATGATGAAGGGCGAAAAGTCCAACGCTGAAATCGTAGAGTGGCTATATAGCCCAGCTGGTAAAGAATACAGACTTCGTATTGAAGAACGTTTTGGCGATGATATGCAGGCATGGGTAGGACAGACAAGAGAAAAACTCTATGCAATGTATCCAGACCCTGACCTTCGTAAGATTATTACAGAACGTCCAGTAACTTACCAAGAAGTAGATGCAATGCTTTATGGCAGAACAGACCTACTTAAAGAAATTGATGGACCAAGCCTTAAGCTTTCTGACTTAACTGGCGCTGAACAAGTTCTTGCTCGCGTAGGTGGAGCAACTAACGCAGCATGGAAAGTTCTTTCACTTACTGAAACACGGTTAGTTCGTAACCCATTGTTCTTGTCTTACGCTCGTGACGAAATGAAGACGCTGATTAGTGCAGCACAACGGTCTGGTATTGATGTAACAGAAGCCGTAGTAAATAATGAAATTCGTCAGGTTGCATACCGTAAGGCGCTAAGTCGAGTTGAAGAAACGCTTTACTCATCACGTCGTCTTACCAATGGTATGTATACGGCGCGTTATGCAATGAGCTTCCCCTTGGCTTTCTTCAACTCCCAAGCAGTTGCGCTTCGCCTATTGGCTCGCAACCCAATGAATGCTTACTGGTATAACAGTATTCAACAAGCGTTCGACAAGTATGAAGCTTATGAAGACCAAGATGGAAACACTTATTCTTCAATCAAGGATGTTCCAGCTGGAGTAGCAGTATCTGTTAAGTATCCACTTCCATTTGGAAATAAGTTACCTGACTGGGTTAAGACAGCGCTAAAGCCATATACAGATGCTCGTGGTGGTGGAATTAAATTCAACCCCAAGCAGATGGAATTTATGGTTGCAGACCCATCTATCTCTTGGTTTGGCACAGCAGCAATATCTGAAATCATTGATAACGGATTTGGTGTTGGTCCATGGAAACTTTATGGTGAGCAAGTAGCAACATCTCTACGTGAAACACTTGGTGATGATGTTTATGAATCTACGATTCTATATGGTGGTTATCCAGTAGAAGGTAAGAATCTTGCCGAGAAGGTAAAGAACACAATGGTTCCAGCTTACCTTCAATCATTGATTGACTCAGGTAAGTTGCCATATCCAATCCGCACAGCGTTCTCGCTTATCGGACTTGAGAAGAGTGAGCGATTCACTGATGAGGTTTACGCCCAATGGCGTAAAGGTTTCTCTGAGTGGGTAGCAAACGGTCGTGTTGGTCAACCACCTACAATGGAATCAGCTGCTAAGGCAGCAGGTAACATGGCATTTATTAGGTCTGTTGTTCAATTCAATGCACCTATCTCAGCAACATTTGACCCAGTAACTCGTGCTGCTACCTCATATTATGCAGACTTAGTCGAGATGGCTAATGGCGATTATGACATCGCACAGAAGGTTATGATTGAAGAGTGGGGAATGGATTCCCTAGCACTTGTTGGGTCTAACCAAAAGAACGTTGCAGGCGTAGCTGCAACAATGAATGATATTAAAGTTCTTCGTAATAGCACAAAGTTGCTAGAGGAACTTGGTAATACCAATACAAAGTATGCTGGAATGTTGTCATCTGGTTATGGTGATATTGCAGGTACTGGTAGTGGACCAAATGATTACTCAACAGAAGTAGCTTCTATCTATAAAAGAATGAAGTTTGCTGGAGGGTTTAATAACCCTATTACTCAGAAGAAAAACGAAGACGAGCTAAAGAAGTCAACACAGGCTCGTGTTGGTTGGGCTGAGTATCAGAAGGCTGTTGATTGGCGCAACGCCATGATGAAGCAGTATGGAATTGCCTCAACCTATGAAGCTAGGTACGAATACTCTGGCATCAAACGTGTCTTTGACGACATGGTAGATGACATTGAGAATGACTACAAGGGCTGGGTAGAGCAACGCGACGAAGAACGTAAAGACTACTGGAATGGAACCATTGCAGCAGTCGAAACCATCTCCAAGAATCTTGATTGGAGAACGTATGCGTACTCAACTGGCAATACCAAATGGGAAGAAATCGCTTTCTGGGCAGGTAAGGCTCGTAACTTTAAGGACGAGTATGACCGACCAAACAATAGCGATGAAAGAAAGCTGTTGCTCAAGCAACAGTTCTCACAGTTCCATTATGACTTCTTACAGACAGCATCTGATGAATTTGATGCATTTGCCACAAGATGGTTAAACAACATGCCAGAACTAGACAATGAATTCGTGGTGACAAAGTGAAGAAACCAAAACGTTCGGATTACCCAAAAGGTAAGATAGGCGACAAGCAGTATCAAGCAGCATTGATTGAATACGAACAAGCGGTCAAGGATGCAGAAGCTGCAAAGAAGTTAAACATTGCTCCTATCAAGCTTCCTGGTATTAACCCAGAGGCTGGCATCAACGATGTCCAGGCTAAGTCTTGGTTTAAGTACAGCGCAGCCACAGCTAAAAAGGGTAGCGAAGTTCGTAAATACTACGAAAGCTTTATTGCAATTCTTAAGAAGGCTGGTATTCCAGAAAGCAAGTGGCAGTCCGTATGGGATGATGCTGTTGATTGGGTAGGAACTCCTGGGTCTGGCGCAACTGGTGACCCAAAGATGTACCTCAACGTATGGAATCCAGCAAGCTATACAGGTGGAACTGGTAGTACAAAGAAGTATGGAACCACTAAGAGCCGTACTGAAACCACATACCAATACGGCGCTTCTAATGCTGCAGACTATATAAATAAAAACTTTGAAGCAGAACTTGGTAGAACTGCTACTAAGGAAGAAATTGATGCCTATACAAAAGGTGTTAACGCTGCTGCTAAAAAGGAACCTGGTATTGCTGAGTCAACAACGACTACTACTGGTCCAGGTAAAGGCGCATCTTTAGGTAGTTCAGTAACTAAAGGAACTCAAACAACTCCTTTTGACCCTGCTATTTATGCAGCTAACTTTGCTAGAAGTCGTCCCGACTTTGCAGAATCTTTTGCAACTAAGACCTACTTAAAAATTATCGAGGGTCTTCTTAAAGACCCTAATGCTATCGGAACGGTGGTTGACTAGTGGCTGACACAAAAGTAACGGTTAAATCTGGTCAGACTCTTAGCTCTATTGCTAAGGCAAACGGAACCACGGTTGCTGCAATTAAGAAAGCCAACCCTGTACTTACAACAAACCCTAAGTACAACGGTGGTAACACAATCTTTGCTGGTACTAAACTAACAATTCCTGGTAAGGCTCCAGCTACTGCAACAGCCAAGGCTGGTGCTACAGCAGGAACTACATCTAATAAGCCTGCAACAACTAATCTTCCATATACTGGTGGAGCCACCACAACTACTCTTCCATATACTGGTGGTGCAACCGTAGTACCAATGACTGGTGTTAACAATAACCCTAATTGGTTTAGTGGTAATACTGATGCATCTGCTAAGTCATCAACTACAGTGCCAATGGCAACTGACAAGTTATCTATGGCACAACTCCAAGCACAATTCGGAATTACTGCTGCTGTTATTAACAATGACACAAGTCTATTGGCTGCACTTAACAGAATCCTTGGCAAAGATGTCAACGGTAATGACGTAGGTCCAATGGTTACAGACCCAGCCTTGATGGAAGCTATTGTTAAAGGCACATCTTGGTATCGTGACCAGACAGATACTCAGCGTTCATATGATTACGCAAGAGCAACTAACCCAGGTCAGTTTGCTGCAGACTTACAGAAGAATGCAAGTAACATTGTTAAGCAATATGCTGCAATGGGTCTTACTATCTCGGCAAACCAGGCTATTGAATACGCTAACAATATGATGAAGCAAGCCATCATCAAAGATGGCAAGGTTGTTAGATTTGACCAAGACTATCTAAACAAACTTATGGCTGATTCAATCAAGTTTGTTAAGACAAACTCTATTGATGGTCGTGTTGTCTACACTGGTCTAGCTGGAAAGCTAGAAACCATGGCTAGCAAGTTATACGGCATGGCTCGTGATTACGGATTCCAACAGACAACATCTAATGCAAGCTTTGATAAGTGGTTCGAGGCAAGCATGAAGGGTCTAGTTGCTGGAACTCTTAACCCAGAAGATGTAGATAATGACCTGCAGGCTAGAGCAAAATCATTTGCTCCTGGCTTGGCTAAGTTTATTGACCAAGGTCAGACTCTTCGTGAGGCTGCAGACCCATGGCTTAAAGCCCTTGCAGATACTTGGGAAATGGATATTGACCAAGTTGACCTTAATGATGATTATGTACAAAGAGCTATAAACATGCAAGATAAAGACGGCAACTTCACCACAATGAACTTGTATGACACAAAGAAACTTGGACGACGTAGCGCCAAGTGGGACGATACCCAAACAGCAAAAGAGGAGAAGACTTCTATTGCTTCACGTATTCTTAAAGACTTTGGATTCCTGGGGTAAACATGGGAGCATATGACGATTTTTACGATTCAGTAATTACTGTACGAAATGATGCTGCAGCCGACGCTGCAGAGCGAGCACGTATTTCTCAAATGCAAGCTGCCAATGCTGCTTCTCAAGCTGCAACAAAACAAGTTCCAGTAATTATTAAAGTTCAACCTGGTGATACGCTCTCAGAAATTGCTGCTGCTAATGATTTATCATTAGCAGAACTTTACGCACTAAACCCTAAATTCAAGACCAACCCTAAGTACGAGGGTGGCAATATGATTTGGTCTGGAACTACAGTAAAGGTTGGTTTTGAAAATAAACCAGTTACAACAACAACAACTCCGCAACCAACCCCTACTCCTACCCCCACACCTACGCCAACCCCAACCCCAACCCCTACACCAGAGCCTACGCCAGAGCCAACCCCGACTCCTACCCCCACACCAACCCCCACACCAACCCCGACTCCAACCCCGACTCCAACCCCCACTCCAACCCCCACTCCAACACCTAACCCATTCCCAGATTTAATACCAGGTGCAGGTGGAGCTGGTCCTGATGCAGCAGCAAATGCTGCAGTTCTTGACCAGATTGCAGCGTTAACAGCACAGATTGCATCTATGCAGGCTGCTGCTGCAGCTGATGCTGCAAAGCCAAAGGTTACTGGTACACGTACAGTTCGTAAAACTGGTGGCGTTGTTGAGGTATATCAACAAATGTCTGATGGTTCTCTTGGTAACTTAATTGAATCATACAAAGACTTTGGTGCTCGTGATTCAGTTATGAGAATGTTTGAGAACACAGGACTTGGTGATGCGTTTATTAAGTCTTTGATGGATACCATAGATAAAGTCTATGAAGAAAACATTATGCCAACCGATGAGCAAGTATTAAATACTATTTATACAAGCGATGCATACAAGACACGGTTTGCTGCTAATGAAGCTATCCGTAAACGTATAGCAGATGGTAAGGGTCGTCCTGGTGATAGACTTCTAGCCCCAGCAGAATACATTGCTGCTGAAGATGGTTATAGAGAAATCATGCAAGAAGCAGGATTACCAGAAATGTTCTACGACCAACCAGAAGATTTAGGTAACCTTATTGCCAACTCAATTAGCGTTGGTGAATTTACAGCACGTGTTAACATTGCACAAAATGCGCTACAAAAGGCAGACCAGCAAATTGTTAAAGCACTTAAAGATTACTATGACTTATCCTCTGGCGACCTTGTCGCCTACTTGCTAGATAATGAGAAGGCATTTGATGCTATCAATTCTCGTTACCAGTATTCAACAGAGAAAGCTAAGTTAATGTATACCTCTGCTGAAGTTGGTGGAGCTGCTGCTCGTGCAGGATTTGATACAGGTATCTCTAGAGGCTTTGCTGAAGAAATTACCAAGGCAGGTAAGGCAGATGCTGCCGAACGTGCCTTCCAAGGTGCAGCCCGCGAACAAGATGATTACCGACGCTTAATGTCACTGTATGGCGAAACCGCTGGTACGGAAGACTTAGCACGTGAATCACTTGGTCTTGCAGGTGGTACTGAAGTTGGTATCAAGACTAAGAAGCTTGCCTCTAAAGAACGCGCCAAGTTCCAGCAACGTGGAGCAATTGACCGCGCATCGTTAGGTTCTCGTTTAAGAACACCTGACGTTTAATAGATTCCGTCCCAGACCGTCCAGCCCTGGTGATGTGTATAAGTCTGGAAGTCATCACGTCTACGAATCAGTACCCCTGCTGAGGAGTACGTGTGGTGCAGAACCCGATGAGGGTTTAACTACTAATAAAGGGAGAAAACAATGGCAGAAGAATACCTAGAGTACGACTACGAAGATGAAGACAATGGCAGTGGAACTGACCTTGTAAAGAAACTTCGCAAACAGATTGACGCACTTTCTAAGCAAGTCAAAGAACGTGATGAAATCCTTGCAGAGTTCACTACACAAAGTCACGAAGCATCCGTTGGCGAAATCTTAGAAAGTTTCGGACTCAATCCACGAATCGCAAAATTCATCCCAGATGAAGTTGAAGCGGACGAGGATGCTGTCGCACAATGGTTAAATGAATACGGCGATGCATTCGGTATCGAAGCCGTTGAAGAGGGGACTGAGTCCCCTGACGCTCAATCATATGAGCGAATGTCAGACTTTGATGATGGAGATATTGACCCATACGTGGGTCAGGACTTAGCTTCTCGGATTGCGAACGTAGGTTCGCCAGAGGAATTAAGTAATCTACTCAAAGGCTGATACGTCCACAATCAACCCCAATTAGAAGGAAATCATGCCTACTACACCAGCAACGTCAACAACGACATCAACGATGTCGAACTTGATTCAGACGGCGTATGACAAGTACATTGAGTTTAACCTTCGCTCTGAGCCAATGTTCCGTAAGTTTGCGGACAAGCGCCCAGTCGATGTAACAAACCCAGGTAACACCGTCGTCTTCCAGGTCTATCAGGACCTATCACGTGCAACTACTGCACTAACTCAGACACAAGACCCAGACGCAGTAACACTTAACAACACCAACAAGGTGAATGTTACAGTAGATGAATACGGCAATGCTGTAATCACAACTGAGCGCTTGGCTCTTGAGTCACTTTCAGCAATTGACCCAGCTGTTGCAGACATGTTGTCATTCAACATGCGCGACTCTCTAGACTCTTTGGTCTGGGGCAAGCTGACATCTCTTGCAACAATGCGTTACACAGGTACAACTTCTGCTGATGAAACAACCATCAACGGTGAGAACGTATCTTCAAGCACCACAGCTGCATACCTAACCGCTGCTCTTGCACGTAAGGGTGTTGCCAAGCTTCGTGGCGCAAACGTACAGCCACGTGAAGGCGGACTCTACACAGCACTAATTCACCCAGATGTATCTTATGACCTTCGTTCAGAAGCTCAATCATCTGGTTCTGCTGTATGGCAGTTGCCTCACACCTACACAGAGGCTGGCGTTGCCAACCTTTGGAATGGTGAAATCGGTATCTACGACCAAGTTCGTTATATCGAATCTCCACGCTGCGAGTCAATCTCTGGCTCAGGCACTTCAAAGGTATACGCAACTGTTCTTCTCGGAAAGCAGGCTCTTCTTGAGGCTGTTTCTTACGAGCCAAAGACAGTTATCGGTCCTGTGACAGATAAGTTGATGCGCTTCCGCCCAGCGGGTTGGAAGGGTCTACTCGGATGGAACATCTTCCGTAAGGAAGCACGTTACGTCATCCAGACCAAGTCAAGCATCGCAACTGCGTAGTTTACAAAGTGGGAGGGGTGGGCAACCACCCCTCTTCACGCAAGGAGAACAATGGCTAAAAAGAAAAAGGCTGAAGAACTACCGTTAGATTTCTTTACGCCACTCCAAGAGTATGCACATCAAGCACATGAATTGTATAACTCTTTTGCACAAGCAGGTTTTACAGAAGGCGAAGCGTGGGAACTAATGGTTCGTCATCTGCCCGATTGGGAATTAGAGTCACCAGAATTTACAGACAAGGATGAAGAATAATGCCAATGGTAGAAGGAAAGAAGTTTCCATACACAGCTAAGGGAATTGCTGCAGCCAAGAAAGCTGCAAAGAAGCATGAAAAAACTGAAGGCAAAATGGAAAGAAAAGTTGAATACGGCAAGAAGATGGCAGTAAAGAAGCCTAAGTTAAAGAAGAAGTAATGTCGTCTGGTAAGTACAAGTCAAAACATAGTTTTAACCCAATACAGATTAAAGATGGAATGATTGTTCGTCTTCGTAAAGATGGACGTATCCAGTCGATACTAGGAAAAGTCGGGGAGTATAAGAAGAATGGACCCAAGGCTAAAGAGGGCGGGAGTAGCGGGGTTTAATAAACCCAAGCGCACACCCAGCCATCCCACTAAATCCCATGTTGTCGTAGCCAAGTCTGGCTCACAAGTAAAGACAATTAGGTTTGGTCAGCAAGGTGTATCAGGCTCTCCTAAGAAGGCTGGAGAAACAAGGTCTTACCGCCAACGTCGCCAATCATTCAAGGCTCGTCACTCTAAGAACATAGCCAAGGGTGTTATGTCCGCAGCATACTGGGCAGACAAGGTGAAGTGGTAATGGCAAAAATATTTCGTGGACCAACCATGACAATCAAGCTTGGTCTTCAATATGACCTTTGGTTTGTTTCTTATCCATGGGGCAAGACAGTTGTTAAGAAGAATGGAACTTGGTCAACCATAGTTTCACCACAAGATAGTAGCTTGGCTGATTATGACAAGGTGCTTCGTGGTGGATATGACAACCCAATTACTGACGCAGAGGCAGCAGAGTTAACTGCTGCAGGATACGGTGAATACATTGTCGAAGTGTAGAAGTGGATGTACAACTCAAGACCATGAGTCTTGGGGGGATTGTCTTCGTGCAGCTAATTTAAGTATTAGCAATGAGCATGTATCAGCCGATATTAAAAATACAGATAAAGAATTGAGCGCATATCGTGACGCTCGCAAGCAAGGAATTCAACCTGCTTCAACAAAAATGAAAGACATTCAAAAGGCGGTCAGAGCATCTGACCTTATTGGAAGGGCAGCGCAAGCATAATGGCAACACTAAACCAGCTGACCGAACAGACCCTTGGCGAAGTTAATTCTTATGTCAAGAACCAAGAATCCGTTACGGTTATTACCAGCGCTACAACCGCTGGCGACGCAACCATGTTGGTTGATGATGCTACTGCGCTAAGCAAGGGCATCGTTGAGATAGATGATGAACTAATCTACTTAAAGAAAATTATCCCAACCAGCGGTTCTATCCAGGTTCTTGGAACTACTGGCAATGTTATTGGTCGTGGCTGGCGTGGCACTACGGCAACAAGCCATGTGGTTGGTTCGGTTGTACGTAACAACCCAATCTTTCCTCGCAATCAAGTTAAGCGAGCAATTAACGAAACCATTAAAGCAATGAACTTTCCAGTTATTACATACCATACATTTACTTTTAATGGTGCTGATTATTCATACCTACTACCAGATGCGCTAGAAGATATAACTGGTATCTCATGGGATGTCCCAGACTCAACAGGCGTATGGCAGATTATTAAAAACTATCGAGTCGATAAGAATTATTATGACACTGACACTTCAACAATCAAGCAAGCTTTGATTCTAAAAGAATCTCCAATGCCTGGTCGTACAGTCAATGTTCAATATACAAAGTTCCCAACAGTCATTACAGATAACCAAGAGTTAACTGCTAGTGGTCTTCCAGCATCTTGCGAAGATGTCGTTCGCTTAGGTGCTATGTATCGCCTACTTACAACAGTAGACCCTGGAAAGGTTACAGCAACTACAGTATCTGCAGATGCTCTAGACCAACCAGTCCAAGCTGGTGCTTCTACCAATGCTGCAAAGTATTTGTTCCAGCTTTACACCGTTCGTTTAGCAGAAGAAATCGCTAAGCAACAAGCCAACTTCCTAAACACAATACAGTATACGAGGTAATACATGCCAACAATTGCACGTTATTATAGCTCAACCGCTGCTAAGACAACACTGTCTAGCGCTATTGACGCTAGCACGGCAAGCACAAGCTTGTCGCTGGCTGCTGCTTCTGGTTTACCATCGCAGTATCCATTCACACTTATTCTTGAAAAGGATACCGCTAACGAAGAAATCGTAACGGTAACCGCCCTCGTTGGTACTGCATATACGGTAACTCGTGGCGTTGATGGCACAAGCTCCAAGGCACACTCAGTTGGCGCAATTGTAGAACACGGTGTTTCTGCATTGGACTTCTCTGACTTCCGTTCTCATGAAGCAGCAACTAATGCACACGGAGTAACTGGAGATATTGTAGGAACTGGTGGAGCACAAACGCTTACTGGTAAAACTCTAACTACAGCAACCCTTGGTTCTATTCTTGATGCTGGTGGATATAAGATTACAAATCTTGCAACACCAACATCATCTAGCGATGCTGTTCGTAAAGACTTCGCTGACGCTCAAGTAGCTGCTGCTGCAACTTCTGCTACCTCTGCTTCTAATAGTGCAACTGCAGCAGCTACCTCTGCTGCATCTGCAGCAACGTCGGCTACATCTGCTGCCAACTCGGTTGCAACGATTGCATCATATGCAACCTCTGCTGCAAACTCAGCAACTGCTGCTGCCACATCAGCCACTAGCGCTGCTACATCGGCAACATCCGCTGCTACATCTGCATCATCTGCTCTTACATCTCAAACTTCAGCAGCCACATCTGCTACCTCTGCAGCAGCATCTGCTACTGCAGCAGCAACCAGTGCATCATCTGCTTTAACTAGCCAGACATCTGCTGCTACATCAGCAACTTCGGCTGCAGCAAGCGCTACCGCTGCTGCAACCTCTGCAACTTCCGCAGCCAATAGTGCAACTACCGCTGCTGCTTCTGTTGCTTCTATTGCTGGATATGCTACCGCTGCAGCATCAAGTGAAACCGCTGCTGCTACTAGTGCAAGTTCTGCTGCGACATCAGCATCAAGTGCCTTGACATCACAAACATCTGCTGCGACCAGCGCTACAAGCGCTGCTGCAAGTGCAACTGCTGCTGCCACAAGTGCAACATCGGCTGCTGCTTCTGCAACGGCTGCAGCAACATCTGCTACAAGTGCAGCAAACTCTGCTACAGCATCTGCCAATAGTGCATCCGCTGCAGCGACAAGCGCTGCATCTGCTGCAACCTCTGCATCTAGCGCTGCTGCATCTTATGAGTTGTTTGATGACCGTTACCTCGGAGCAAAGGCTACTCCTCCAACTACCGACAATGATGGAAACCCATTAATCGATGGTGTTATTTATTACAACACTACTGACTACAATATGTATGTCTGGAACGGTGGAACATCATCTTGGCAAGTGTTCACATCATCAGGCGACATAACAGCAGTAGTAGCTGGCACAGGATTGTCGGGTGGGGCAACAAGTGGTAGTGCAACTATAAATTTAGACACATCAAGTGTATATGTATTGCCAAGTCAGTCTGGACATAATGGAAAATATTTAACAACAGATGGAAGCGCTGCTTCCTGGGGAACACTAATAATAGACACACAATCCGTTGAGGTAATGACCTTGATGGGCGCATATATCTAAAGAAAGGTACACTAAATAATGGCTGTAACTTCTAAGGTAATGGCTCGCACAGCTGCTGCGACAACCAATACCACTTTGTACACAGTATCATCAACTTCGGCAACAGCCGTAGTTACAAACATAGCAGTAACAAATACAACCACATCTGCTGCTACTTTTACCATCAATATAGACACAGTTGCCGTATTATCAGGAGTTTCACTTCTTGCTAATTCAACTGCGTTTTTTGATATCAAACAAGTTATACCAGCAAATAATCCAGCTAAAACAGTTACTGGCTCGGCATCAACTACTGGAGTTAATTTTCACATTAGCGGAGTGGAGATTGTATAATGGCAAACACTATATACCCTTATAGAAATTTTGGAGAGTATCCAATACAAACAACAGATACAAGACCATCAACATCTGGTCTTGCTGCTGGATATATTGGATTTAATTCTACATCTGGCAAACCAGAAATTTGGACAGGAAGCGCTTGGAAGAATCTTGACGGCACTGCTGCTGCAATAAAAATGCCTTGGGCTGATAGCGCTATTACATTTTCTGCTGGAAATATTAGCGCTGGTTCAATAGCTGTTATTGCTAAAGGTATGGCTAACTCAACTCCATCCACATCTGCACCAACCGCAGGTGGAACAATGACAATCAATAGCGTATCTCTTGGTTCTTACGATTATACTATTAAATCAGGAAGTCAAACAGTTACTTCGTTTACAAATTCTGATTGGTTTACATCCACAGAAGATACTCGTTCTGCTTGGATTGTTATTAAAGGAGATATGACAATCAACAGTGGAGTAACTTTCCAGCCAAGTAACCGCAAACTATTTACGGTGCTATATGTAGCTGGAGATTTAACAGTTAGCGGAACTTTGTCAATGACTGGCAAGGGAGCAAACCACAATGGTACTGGCGTATCAGGTGGTGCAACTACTAAAGGTGCTATCCGTATTGTTGATGGCACATTCTCATCTGTAACTAATCCACAAGTTCCATCCGATGGCGGTGCGGGCGGTACGACTTCATATAGTGCATCTCAACCAGGTTCTGCTGGCACAGCAGGTGGAACTGGCGGTGGTGGCTCAGGTACAAACGATAACACTACTTTTGGTTACGGTGCTGCTGGTACATCATTTTCTGGTGGCTCAGGCGGTGGTGGCGGTCGCACTTATAGCGGTCTTACTAATATTGGTGGAACTGCTGCAACTGCTAACGGCGGTGCTGGTGGAAACGCTCTTGGTGCTGGGGGACCTTATCCAACCGCAAACCCTTCATCTGGTGGTGGTGGTAACAATGGTGGTACTGGTGGCGAAAATGCTGGTCCCAATGGAACTGGCGGAGTATTGATTGTAATTATTGAAGGAACATTAAGAGGTTCTGGTGCTATTGAAGCCAAGGGCGTTGCTGGAGCAAGTGCAAGCGAGCGACCTGGTGGTGCAACAGGTGGTGGTTCATTAACAATTCTTGCTCCTGCAGATAGTTCATCTTTTACTCCTTCTGCTGCAGGTGGAGCTGGATATGGTATTTATGGCTCACAACCAAGCGGTGGCGCAGGAACTGCAAGAAAGTTGGTAGTTGTCTAAATGAGTACACAAGTATACTTATTCCATAATATTTATGGTGATGCAGATAACCTTATTGCTAATAAACCAGATAATGTAATTACAGTTCCATTTGGTTGGGATAGTAATACAGAAGCAATGAGAAACACATTGCTTAACTTCTTGAATGTAAAAGTTTCTGGATTACCTTCAGTAGTTGCTTGGCGACCAGAACATATAGTTACATCACCACATCCTGATGATTTGCCAAAAACAATAGCAGCAGGATGGGATGTAATCAATCTTGAAATTGTCCCGCGTTACGAATGGAATTGGCAATATATCCAATCCATCATAGATAGTTGGAACGCTTAACGATAAGACTTTTTAGACCAAAAGTTTTTTATGTAATGATTAACTAAGGTTGAATTAAAAGTTTTATCTTCTAGGAGCTTATGCTCGCCTTCGGCGTAGTAATCAAACTCGGCTTTCCAATTGGTTCTTTTGAAGGGGATTAGTTGAACTAAGGGTGTTCCTTTTTCAACTACCCCTTCAAAGCCTTCCTTAATCCACATTGGAAATAAAGGTTCAAGACTTGCTTTATCACTATCAAGAACAGCCTCGATAGCCTTAAAAGGTAAATTCCTATAACCAACTGGAGGCAAAACCAAAACCGAATAACCGCTTGGAGTATTTGGAATCCACTTGTTCATGAACTTAAATACATTATTTGTGTAACCTGGCGGAGTTTCTACATGTTGAGAGTTTTCTCCATGTTGTTCAAAAACATCGAGTGTTGTGCGCCAAGTAATTCTTGGACCAGTGATTGTTTGCTTAATCTGAACATCAGACCATAAAGGAATAATATAACCAGAAGTTAAAGCGTCTAACATAGGAACACATTTCTTAAATGTAGCATTAGATATTTTACCTTCAACAATAAACTTTTTACCATCTGGATTATCTGGTGATATTTGATAGGGAACCATATCTCTATGCCACTTAGGTAAGGCTTGAAATGCTGGGAATGGTCGCTCACACAAATCGTATGAGTATTTGTCTTTAGCAATAAATGTAATTTTTTTGTCCATGGTGACAGTGTACCACAAAGTATAAATAAGGAGAAACAAATGAATGAAAAAACCGTGTCGGCTATTAAAAGCTATGTGCGCCATTTTATTGGCGCTTGCCTCGCTGCCTTTACTGCTACTGGTGGGGATATCTTCACTCTTGATGCAGCGGGAGCCAAGGCTATCTTCACAGCAGGAGTCGTGGCAGTGCTGCCCGTCGTGCTCCGCGCTTTAGATACATCAGATTCAGCGTTCGGTAAGACAGAATAATGAGCACCAACGAATGGGCTGGTATCGCGGTAGCGGTTACCACAATAGTCGCCAGCTTTGCTGGCTCAGTTCGTTGGTTGGTCAAGCACTACCTTGCTGAACTCAAGCCGAATTCTGGCACAAGTATGCGTGACTCCATCGATAGATTAGAGAAGCGCGTTGACAGTTTATTTGAACTCATAGCAGGAAAGTGAAATGAATGAAACCTGTAACCAAGAAAGCCACGCCTGCTGCTATTGCTGTGCTGCGTCAAGCGACGGCATTAGCACCGAAACGCAAGAAGGCAAGCGATGGGCTCCTGCCCAGTGCTGCTCACCTCAAGGCGAGTCCGACTTCGGACCACAATACTGGGCTAGCAGTCGACCTCACCCATGACCCTGATAGCGGGGTCGATTGTAGTGACATATTCGAAAAACTTAAAGAAGATAAGCGAGTTAAGTACCTTATTTTCAACAAGAAGATTTGGTCAAAAGACAAAGCTCGTCTTGGAAATCGCGCTTATACTGGTAGCAACCCGCACACAAAACATTTACACATTTCTATTAACGATGGTTTTGGTGACGATACTAGTCCTTGGTTCTGGTGGATGAATCAACCTAAGTTGGTTAACCAAATTAAAGCTGTAATAAAACCATTGCCAGATAAAAAACCTGCAGTAGTTATCAAACCACACCATCATTGCTGCTGTCCAGAATGTCCAACTAATAAGAAGTAGAGGTAAATCGTGGCAACTAGCAACAAGGACCTTGTTGGCGACCTACCGATTATTCTTAGCCAAGCAATCCCAACAGCGCTTGTTAAATACAAGCGAGAGGATTTTGCTGCAAGCTATGCAATTGGTAACACGCCATGGTTATCTGGTGCATCTGACCAGAACCGTATAAGTCGTATCACTACGACTTATCAGAAGGAACGTATCGACCAAGGCACATCCGCTGGTGAAAACTCTTTGTCTAATTGGTGGCTTCGGTCTGCTACATCCTGGCATCATGGTGCTGGCGAACGTTACTACGACGCTGACTCATCTGACCAATATAGATTCTATGAATCAAACAATATTGATGTATGGAATCTTGGCGAACTAAAGCTTCTACCTAGAACTACACAGGTATCGACTACGGCTATCACCGCTAAGCCTGCCACAACAAACAATGGCGCATTCTATATTCAAAGCGGTAATGTTTTTTATTACAATGGCTCTACTGGCGCTAGCACATCAACATCTCTTGCAACTTCAGTAACAGCCCAAGTTATATCATCAGATGGAAACAGCGCTATCGTTGGTGCTAGTGATGGTATCTATTCAGTAAGCACCTCACTGGCTGTAACCAAGCTTTGGGCTAAGCCAAACGGTGTTACTACATTTACTGTCCAGGCTATTGGCTTTGTTAAAGACCGTATTGTTATTGGAGTTAAAGAAGATACTACGCAATGCGTAGTCTATGAACTATCTAGGTTTCCTTCTTCTACCCCAACAACTATAGGTAACACAGAAGAGCGATACACATTCAAAGATTCTAACTTGGTATGGGAATCAGTTGGTGAACTAAACAGTGCCATCATTGTTGGCTATACCCTCGGCGCTATCAGCCGTGTCTTGTCATTTGCTATTGATGATGCATCACCGCTTGCTGCAATCAAAGACCCAATTGTTATTGCCGAGCTACCTCGTGGTGAAACCCTGCACCAGATTCGCACATACTTAAATGAGTATGTAGTTATGGCTACTACTGCTGGACTTCGTGTTGGAAATCAAAGCACCGACGGATTAAGTTTTACTTATGGACCACTCAATGTTGTTGGCGATGTCAGGGATATTGCATTCAATAATAGATATATATACGCGACTCGTAACTATGCCATCAATACGGTTAAAGGATTATGGCGTGTTGACTTAGGTCAACCAATAGATAACGGATATGCCTACGCTGCTGACCTAGCTACCGATTCTTCCGACGTAATAGGCGTTTGCTTTATTGGAATTACTGCACGTAAACTCATGGTTGGTGCATCTGGCGTATGGGTTGAGCATGCAACTGAACTTGCTACATCTGGAACCATCAGCTCTGGTTGGATTCGCTGGGGTACTGCTGAAGATAAACAACCAGTATCTCTTGCAATAAGAACAGATGGGACTGGAGGAACTATTGGGTTCTCTGTTTCTGACCAAGATGGAAATACCTCTGCGATTGAATCTATCCCACTAGGTGGCTCAACCGACTTCCAATTATCTGCAAGCTTGCAACCAGCAGACCACTTTGAAATTACATTGACCTTAACTCGCAGCACAAGTGATGCAACAGTTGGTCCAATAGTAGAAGAATGGCAGTGTCGTGCTCTACCAGCACCACTTCGTTCTCGTACACTTACTATCCCATTACTATGCTATGAAGAGGAGCGCGATTCCAATGGAGTTACAAGAGTATCAGCGCCATGGGAACGCATTAACTATCTGGAACGCATTGAACAAAATGGAGGCGCGGTACTATTCCAAGACTTTTCTTCGGGAGAAGAACGAGTCTGTACAATCCGTGCTATCCAATTTGAGCAGACTTCTCCACCCTCATTCGCAGCAGGATTCGGTGGAATAGTTACGGTTCAATTACAGACTATTGATACAGAAGTTCCGATTACATAGTGGAACAGAACAGACTAATATCCCTGGTATCACCAGGTGAGCGTCACGAACTAGTAGAGAAAGTTCGAGTGGCGCTGAATATAGCTGGAGATGATGTGCTAGATGCTCCCCTGGCTGAAGTGCTTAAGGGTTTGCAGCATACGCTTTCCATTCCAGCAGTCGGGTGCATCAACTTAGCCACGCTGGATGCGCTCGCAGTTGCTCCGCCTGAATGGTAGGGAGCCAAAGAGATAGGGGGAACCAAACGGTTCCCCCTTCTTTTTGTTTTTAATACGCAGATTTATCTTTGTTTAGAATCCTTATTGCCCAATCTAAACCAGCGTTAAACCCTTCCAGCCATTCTTTATCCTTATGCCCATCAGGAAGATGCGTCTTCGCATCTTCTATTTTGTTTATGAATACTTCTATATCTTTCATCGGCTCGCCCTGTGGCGAGCCTTTCCCGCCCTCCACCCCTCAAACTTATCACGAACTTGGTTAAAAAACAAACGGCGTGTCGGACCCGATTTGTCCGACTTGGAGAATACACTATGCATATGAATCAACTACCCCCACATCGTTCTTATAGTCAGCTTTCTACTTGGCAATCCTGCCCGCAGAAATACTACCTCAGCAAAGTCGCAATGGTCCCAGAGAAACCAGCTGTTTATTTGGCTGCTGGCTCAGCAGTCCACTCGATGCTGGAATGGTTGAACCATGAGCTCTATAGAACCCAGCAAGAATCTAATTGACCAGCGGGGAATACCCAGCAATGAGTGTATTAACTGTGGCTCCAACATACAGATTATCCGTGCCATCTTCCAAGACTATGAACTTGTTATGTGGTTTACTGATTCCTTCTGTGCGACCTGTGGGTCGCCGATGACTACCCCCACCCCCATAGATAACCCAGACTACACTCCGAAGGATGATGATGAGTTTAACTGAAAAATGGCTTGAAGTATTTAATGAATCTGTTAGAGTTACCGAAGAACAAACAGGTGTTCCCAGTTCTGATTGGAAGACTGCAGGTCGTAAGACCGTAGCTCGCCCAGATGGGGAAGACCTGGCGTTCTGGCAGAGCGATGGACTCAAGCAGGTTGAGGCTTATCAGAAGTGGTATGCTCAATCTGGTTGGCAAATCGCCACCCTGCCCGACGGTCGTCCTGGCATCGAATGGGATGCAAGTGTGCATTTCGGAGGCACACCTGTACGCTTTGTCATTGATGTCATTTACCAAGTGGGGGAAGACTTAGTAATAGTCGACTTCAAGACTGGTGCTAGGACACCGTTCGGTATGATTCAAGCTGGCTTGTATGCCAGCGGTATTGAAAAGATATATGGCATTCGCCCAAAGTTCGGTGCATTCTTTATGACAAGACAAGGTCAGCTCGATGACCTGTTTGACTTATCGCATTTGAGTATTGATTACTTTGATTATGTATTTGGTGCGATGAATGACTCCGTGTCTAAAGGTTGGTTCCCACCATCGGTTGGAGAAAACTGTAAGATGTGTTCATTCCAAGAGAAGTGTCCAGCAATGGGCTCAAAAGATTTCCCTCTGCAAATACCTACAACAAAGGGGAAGGAAAGGAAAAAGTAGATGACTGAATCTACGTTTTCATATACTGGCAAGCTAAATGGGCAGGACTTGTTTACCGTCCGAGGTAACAGTGTTGCCGAATTCAAAGCTAATCTGAATGCAGCTATTGAGGCAATCAGTGAAGCGCAAAGTCTGCAAGCTTTGTTGGTTAATCGACCAACAGGTAATGCATATGCACCTAATATGGAGCAGGCTATCCAAGCTCTCCAAGATGCTGGCATGAATCCTCAGCCAACATCATCATCACCTCAATCAATTGAGGTAGTCAAAGACAAGTACGGCAATGAGTGGACATACGGACACCCAGATGCCCCAGACTTACCAGATGGACGTGGCAAGTACGCCAAGAAGAAGGGCGTATCTAAAGCTGGTAAGGCTTACGTTGGTTGGTTTGACCCAGCCAAGGGACCAAAGCCATTTAAGCCAGGTGTTGCTGAAGCAGAAACAATCTGGACTAAAGGCTAACAATGCGTTCACTACTACAAGTAGTCGGTGTGGAGTCACCTGCTGGTAAGCAATTACCAGAGGTGCTCCCTGCTCTTACCGCAAGTCAAGTTGCCTTCCGTCAGGCTCAACTGCATTTGATTGCAGGACAGCCAGGTGGCGGTAAGACACTGATTGCATTGTGGTATGCCATCGCCTCCAAAGTTCCAGCGTTATATATCTCAGCGGACTCTGATTCAAGAACAATAGCGACTCGTGCAGGCGCAATCATTATGGACAGAGAAGTGTCTGACGTTGAGAGAATCATGGATACTGAAGCCAGTGTTCTTCTTGAAGATGCATTGGCTGAAGGTGCAGGACATGTTCGGTTTGCCTTCGACCCAGCGCCCTCGTTACAAGACATCGAGGAAGAAATCGAAGCGTGGATTGAACTGCACGGTGCTGCACCTGTGGCGGTGTATGTTGACAACTTAATGAACGTCGCTTCATCAAGCGACAATGAGTGGACTGCATTGCGTGATGCAATGTCAGCGTTCCACTATATGGCTCGTGAATATGAAACTGCCTTCATCGTTCTTCACCATGTGTCGGAGAACGAGAAGATGTCTAAGCCAAACTACCCAGCGCCACGTAAGGCTCTGATGGGCAAGGTTGCAGCCCTACCAGAACTCGTCTTATCCGTGGCGCTGGATAGCGCATCTAATGTTTATCGTGTGGCTGTCGTGAAGAATCGTCACGGTAAAGCTGACCCGAATGCTGAAGAGTACATAACGCTGGCAGCAGAAGCTAGCAAGATGACTCTGTATAACTCATCGACAGAATTGTTTAGAGCAAGGACGATGAGCCAATGGAAGTAACTAAATCAAGTTTCGATTTAGATTTCTCATATGGTCGTGAAGGTGAGAAACTAGTTGAACAACTTCTGACCAATGGTAAAACTGTTGAAGTAAAGCGTGACCGCAAGTGGCACAAGACAAACAATGTTTACATTGAGGTTGAGTGCTGGTATCTTAAATCCCAATCTTGGGAACCATCTGGTTTATCAGTAACGCAAGCTGATTACTGGGCATTCGTCTTAGAAGAAGGCGTGATTATGGTTCCGACAGATTACGTAAGATATGTAGTCAAGAACTGGGGTCATGAGATTACTTGTGAGATTCCCCCGAACCGAAGTAAAGGTTACTTGGTTACGATAGAAAACTTATTGTCCGCAATGAAGTTACTACGAAAGGGAAACACAGATGAAATTTCCAGACTTGACCAGGGGGTTGTGTAGAGAGATTGGTATTGAGTTCTTCTTTCCAGAAGAAGGAGGAAGTGGTACTGATATATATACATACTCACGCAAGATATGTGGCAGTTGCGTGGTTAAGAATGAATGTCTGGAATGGGCTGTAAGGCACGAAGCTTATGGCATGTGGGGTGGGACTACCCCAATGGAACGCAGAAGTATTAGGCGTAAAAGAAATATAATTATTCAAGAGATACTAGTAAAGGATTACGTATGAAAGCTTTTAATTCTATAGAGATTAGAGTCGGTAAACTATGGTTACATTTTGGATATAGTTTTTCTAGGTTTGCAGTTGGGTTTTGTATTGATAGGTTCTCTGCAAACATAGACCTTGGACCATTCTGGATTTCGATTGAATACTAATGACTACACCATCCAAACGCAAGGGCTCACAGTACGAACGTGATGTAGTCAAATGGCTCATCAGCATGGGCTACCCATGTGCTGAGCGAGCTTACGGTGCTGGTCGTCACGATGACGTGGGCGACATTGATGGTATCGATGGTGTTGTTATAGAATGTAAGAATGAAAAAAGAATAAACATCCCTGGTTATCTCAAAGAGTTGGAAGATGAGATGATTCATGCGGATGCAGAAACAGGAGTTGTGCTAATTAAAAAGCGTGGCACATCTAATATCTCAGAGTCGTATGCAGTAATGCCTGCGGAACTCTGGGTGAATCTGCTAAAACAGGCAGGTTACAATGGACATCAGTGAAGCTGTGACAGAGTTTCACAAAATGAAAAGAGGTAACTATGCGGTTAGTGCTAGTGACTATACTTGGAACGATGCTGCCAATAGCAGCACCAGCCCAAGCGTTATCGCCAGAACTTACATTCGAGAAGAGGTTGTCTGTAGTCACGGACAAAAAGGAACGAGTGGAGTTAGCGTTAACACAAGTCACAACCAACAAACGCGAGGCTCAGTGTGCGATTCGCATTGCATACAAGGAGAGCCGATACAACGTGGACTCCCTCAACAAGTCGAGTGGAGCACGTGGAGTATGGCAATTACTCTGGGCAAAACCAGGGTGGTCATTACTCAAACAAACACAGGAAGCACACAAGTATGTGCTACATCGATACGACACTTGGTGCGAAGCGTACAGGTTCCATCAGGAAAGGAATTGGTATTAGGTCATGAACCAACCCGAATTTCTTGAAGCAGTCTTTCGTCATTACGGATTAGACCTACCGCTAGGTGGGGACAAATCCATCTTTTGTCCTGTACATGATGACTCACATAAGTCTGCTTCGGTTAATTCGGAGAAGGGTGTCTGGGTATGTTATGCATGTAGCGGACGTGGCGCTGGTATACAGATTGTCATGGCTCGTGAAAACTTAACATACTCAGACGCTCGTAAATGGGCAGAGAAGAACATAGGTAAGGAGTCGAAGAGCCCAGCTCCGACACGTGGACGTAAGTCCAGTAGTCGTTGGACTCCACCTAGATTGCGGTCAGTTAGATGACAACAATCATTGGTATTCAAGAACCAGACGGCTGCTTAATTGCAGCCGATAGTAGAACTACAACTGAGAAGGGTCGCCCTTACTCACATCCAATCGTAACTAAGATTACTAAACGCGGTAAGTTTCTAATCGCTGGTGCTGGCACTACTCAACCCTGTGACATAGTCCAACACATATGGAAACCACCAGCCATACCAGCTAACACAAAAGACATCTATCATTTTATGATTACAACTGTCATCCCTAACATGCGTGAATGCTTACGTGATAACGGATTCGTTCACGATGAGAAGACAGATGAATATGAATTCTTATTTTTAATGGCTGTGAATGGAACCATCTATGAAGTAGATGATACATACTCAGTCTTCCTACGCGACGATGGCATCTATGGCTTAGGTTCTGGGTCTTCCTATGCCATAGGTGCTCTCGCATCTGGTGCTAACTGGAAGAAAGCAATGCAGATAGCAGCCAAGAATGATGTGTATACTGCCCCTCCATTTGTTGTGCATAGGCAGGAGAAGAAGTGAAACCAAATCAAAAGCTCATAGACCTTTGGACTAAAGCAGCCAACACATATCATGCCAACCTTGCTGGTTCACCAGCCGAGGCATACCTTGAGAAGCGTGGCATCCTTAACGGAGCCGAACAGTTCAAGCTTGGGTATGTGGTTGACCCTGCACCTGGTCATGAAGATAGGTTGAAGCATCACCTATCTATCCCATACATAACAGAGTCAGGTGTAGTTGGATTTAAGTTCCGCCGTATAGATGACGGCGACCCAAAGTATATGATTCCTACTGGTCAGAAGCACCACCTATATAACGTCAGTGCTATCCTTCATGCTGTCCATGAAGTATTGATTGTAGAAGGAGAGATTGATGCGATATCTGCTACCCTTGCTGGTCATCCTGCTGTCGCTGTGGCTGGCGTTAATGCTTGGAAGCCTCACTTTAGCCGTTGTTTTGACGGCATTGGTCGTGTGGTTATAGCCACCGATAACGATGCCAAGGAAGATGGTTCTAACCCAGGACAAGAACTAGCCCGCCGTTTATCTGATGCAATACCTCAAGCCATCCGCGTGTCGCTACCGCCTGATAGTGACGTTAATAGTATAATTGTCAGCCAAGGAGCTCAAGCGTTAACTAAGTTGATTAACGCACTGGATGAATAGAGGGAGCTCGTTGTCTGAAGATACTACCATCCTGCAATTCGAAGAGGATGCTCAAAAAATCTACGATGAATTGCTTGCGATTCTAGTAAAGAAACAAATTGATTATGGTCCATACAACATCTGGCATGCACCAGGTGGCGCAACCAATGGGCTGATGGTACGTATGTCGGACAAGCTAGAGAGATTAAAGAATCTTATCTATAGTCCCAAGTCAGAGAAACCTAAGAACGAATCTCTTGAAGATTCGTTTGTTGACCTGGCTAATTACGCCATCATCGCACTAATGGTACAGCGTGGGGTGTGGGCTAAGTATGCCAAGAAATCGGAATAAGACTTACGAAGAGCAACGTATCTCACGTATCCGTATGTATGGAATTAGCGTGGAAGATTACGAACGTATGCTTGAAGAACAAGATGGTGGTTGCCACATCTGTGGCAAGAAACCAGAAGGCAAGCGAGCTCTTGATATAGACCACGACCATGCAACTGGCAAGGTGCGTGGCTTGCTTTGTTCTAATCACAATCGTGCTCTTGGTTTACTCAATGATGATATTAAATTAATGCTTAGGTCTGTTGAATACTTGGTGAAATCCCTTGACTGACCTAGACAAAGACCATGAGATTTGGTCTGCAATCAATGACATAACAAGCACCATTGCTTGGGGTATAGCAAAAAGATATCACAGGTTTGTTGAGCTTGAAGATGTTAAGCAGGCTATGAATGAATATGCATGGAAGCGTAAAGATAAAGTATCCGAATACCTAATGCGTGAGGATGAGATAGAACGCAAGCAAGGATACAAAGCATTCAGCACATTCATACGCAGGGCAGGCGAGCGATACGCTCGCAAAGAGAAAGCTCGTGCGCTTGGTTATGAGTTAGGTGATGAATACTTCTACCGCTTGGCTATGATTGAAACTCTTATTAAGGTTATTGGTTCTGATGATGCTCACTTAACTAACCAAGTGATGGACCCAGATATCCATGGCGTTAAAGCTAAGAGGCAAGCCAGTGAAGGTAATAACCTATTGGCTATGCTGGCTGATGTAGACAGAGCAATGAAGAAGCTAGACTTACGAACACATCAGATATTAAAAACTAAATACTCAACTGATGCACCTCTTGCTGAGATTGCAAAAGAATGGGACATCTCTCCACAAAGAGTGGAGCAGATTATCAACAAGGGACTAAGAGATATAACTGAGTATCTCGGAGGGGCAACACCATACTAATGAAGAAGAAACCTTTCTGGAAAACAACCAATCCAAAGAAGACATCCACTCCATTGACACCAGAAGAGAAAGCTCAGGCACGTGCTCGTGCCAAAGCTGCTGGTCGTCCATACCCAAACCTAATAGACAACGCTGCAGTTGCACGAAAGAAAAAGAAGAAGGGCTAATGCCTACATACGAATACGAATGTAGAGAATGTTCGTTCAAGAAAGAATTCAATATACATTT